ATGGATGAGAGAGTTTGGTATCAGGCAATCCCATCCTTGCATGAAGAAAAAGGTGTTTTACTAGAGGCGGTTAAAGAGGCCTCACAAACTAACAGCCCGGAAATCTTTACAAAAGAGTGGCTAAATGTTTGGCCGGCCAAAGATGCAGTCCAGGTAATCAATACAGAGTTATGGGACTCACTTGCTAGAACAGACATAATACTGGGAGACAAGGTTACCTTTGGTGTTGATATATCTAGGGAAAGAGATAAAGCATCTATAGCAGTCTCAGGCTTAGTGCGCGATTACACACCAGTGGAGTTGATTGAGTGCAAAGAGGGTACATCCTGGGTCTTACCTAAGCTTGTTGAGTTATGCAAGAAATATAAGACCAAGGTGGTTATAGATACCGGATCACCTGCCGCCTCACTTATTTTAGAGTTACAAAAACAAGAGGTAGGTGTAATGGCTATACATCTACGCGATTATGCAAGAGCCTGTGGATCTTTTTATGATGCAGTGCAAGCAAAGATAGTTTGTCACATAGATGATCCAAACCTTAGAACCGCAATCTTAGGATCAACCAAAAGACCACTTGGAGATTCTTGGGCTTGGAATAGATCAAGTACAACAAACATCACGCCTTTAGTAGCGGTAACACTGGCACGCTATGGAGTAGTCACAAAGACTGAGGATAAGCCGGTGGCAAGGAGTAAGATGTACTAATGAAATACATACCATCCATATTGCAGATACTAGGTGCAGGTGTCTTGATTGCAGGTGTCGTATCATTTAATTTACTTTTAGGGGTAATATTAGGCGGCGCATTCTTAATTACATTTGGCATTGCTTTGGAAATTAGAGGTAAATAATGCTAGGCAAGCTCTTGAAGAGACAAATACAACCTGGCACTGTTTATACATCCCAAGGTTATGTAGATTCACTTGGCCGGGTTGGAAGATTCTTTGAGGGTAATTGGGCAGGTGCCTATGTAGATGATAGAACAGCACTTGGCATACCTGCAATATATCGTGGTGTATCTTTAATTGCAGATGCAGTTGGCGCGTTAGAGTTTTGCGCATATCGTAATGACAGAGAAGTTTTACCAAAACCTGCAATCTTAGCAAGACCAAACCCAGTAGAGACAAGAATGGAAACAATCTCTGCAATGGCGGCAAGTTTAATTATGCATGGCAATTACTTAGCAGTGCTAGGTGAGCCGGGTGCTAATGGTTTGCCTGACAGTATTTATCCGGTAGCGGCTGATCGCGTGCAAGTTAGTAGAGACAAAGGCCGCATCATCTATAAGATTGATGAAAAGACTTATGATAAGTCAGAGATCTTACACATCAAAAACTTTACTATGCCTGGAGATTTAGTTGGCAGAGGTATCTTAGCAATTGCAAAACAAGCTCTTGGTAAAGAGATTGCAATAAGTGAATATGCATCAAAGTATTTTGATGGCGGCGTAAATCCCACCGCAGTAATTAAGTCACAAAATCCTGATCTTTCATCAGAGGAAGCTGATGCGTTAAAGACTGCATGGATGTCAATGTATTCATCACGCAACCGCGCACCGGTAGTTATGAACGCATCTACAGATTTTGAAGTGTTAAGTAGTAACGCGGCAGAGTCTCAGCTTGTTGAGGCACAAACAGCCGGGCTAACTGAGGCCAGTAATATTTTAGGATTGCCACCCTACTACTTAGGTGCGCCAAACTCATCCCGCACTTATTCTAATGTTGAAGAGGAAACGCTACAGCTCATCAAGTTCTCCATCCAGCCAATAGCAGAGCGCATTGAGGCGGCCTTCTCAGATCTCTTAGTGCGTGGACAGTATGCTAAGTTCAAATATGAGTCTATGTTAAAGACAGATACTCTAAACAGATACAACGCTTATGCAATTGCTTTGGCCAATGGCTTTTTGACAGTTGATGAAGTAAGAGACAAAGAAAACTTAGATGGCATGGATTATGAAGAGGGTGAAAATGATGTTGAAGTTGCCACAACACAAAATCAAGTAGAGGTGCCTGGATATGAAGAATGAAGTAGAAAACAGACAATACACAGTTGAGTTTGAATTACGCCTTGCCGGTGGTGATGGGCGCACCATCTATGGCATTGCAGTGCCTTATGACAAAGAGCAAAGAATTAGTGGCACACTGACTGAGATCTTTAGAAAAGGTGTTTTTGCAGATGTAATCCGCGCACCTCATAGAGTCAAGTTGTTACGCGGTCATGGTGAGAATAATGTTTTGGGCAGAGCCACTTTACTAAAAGAGACAGATGAAGGTCTTTATGCGGAGTTTAGGATCTCTAAAACTAGAGAGGGTGATGAGGCTTTAGAGCTTGTCAAAGATGGCGCACTGGATCAATTGTCAATTGGCTTCATGCCTATTAAAAACCGCAAAAGACCTGATGGTGTTATGGAGAGAATCAAAGCTCATCTTGCAGAGGTCTCACTTGTTACCTTTGGCGCGTATGGCGATATGGCCGCAATTGCAGGTGTGCGTGAGGGTGAACCATTACTAACACCAAGAGCTGATGAAGCAAAGAAGATTTTAAATGCCATACAGCATAAAAAGTGACCACCCGGATTGTGAAGGGTTTGCAGTCGTAAAAGACTCAAACAATGAGTTATTAGGTTGCCACAAAACTAAAGCCCAAGCGGAAGAGCAATTGACTGCAATCAACATTGCAGAGTATGGCAACAGAGCCTTGCCATCTAATTACAGACCGGCATCAAGTGATGATGTTCCGCAAGGCCGCAATTGTGCAAACTGTTATTTTTATGAACAAGGTTACTGTGATCTTTGGGAAGCTAATGTACAGGCAGATTATTATTGCAACAGATGGGCAGCGCAAAATGAAAATAGAGCAGAGAGTTTTACACCTACAGCCGCAATGAGGACAGAGGCACAAAGAGGTTTAGATTGGCGTAGGGAGTTTGGCAGAGGCGGTACAGAGATTGGTATTGCAAGAGCAAGGGATATTGCCGGTGGCAAGAATCTACCACTTGAGACAGTCAATCGCATGGTCTCTTTTTTTGCAAGGCATGAAGTAGATAAACAAGCTGAGGGATTTAGCCCTGGAGAAGATGGCTACCCTAGCAATGGCCGGATTGCTTGGGCATTATGGGGTGGAGATGCCGGTAAATCTTGGGCAGAAAAAATTGTAAATCAAGACCGGGATTATGATGAGGATGATGACACACCTAGATACAACACAGCATTGTTTATATTACAAACTTTGACAAAAGAGATATAATACAAACAGTAGAACACCTGACCCTTTTATAGCGTGTCACACCTTCTCACCAAAAACTAATTTATAGGAGAAATATGTCTAATGCATTTTTAGCTTCTCTAAGAGAGAAGCGTGAATCAAAGACTGCTCTTATTCAATCAACCTTAGATCGTGCGGCTGAAGAAGTACGCGATCTGACAGAGGTAGAACTTGCCAATGTAGAGGCACTCAACCTTGAAATCAAAAAGTTGGATGAAAGAATTGAGCAGATGTCTGATATTGAAATCCGCAACCAAAAGGCCGCAGAGTTGGCCGCAAAGGTTGATATCAAAGCAGATACAAAAAAGGAAGTACGCGCCGGCGGCTTTACAGTTGCAAGCGAAGAACTTACTTACTCAGCACGCGGAAATTACGATTTCCTAACAGATGCGTTAAAAGCGCAATTTAAAACAGATGGTGATGCAACAGAGCGCATCCAACGCCACCAAAGAGAGATGGCGATTGAGAAGCGTGCAGTTAGCACATCATCTTTTGCAGGTTTGGTTGTACCGCAATATTTAGTGGATCTATACGCCCCGCTTGCTAGAAGTGGGCGTGTTTTTGCAGATGCCGCACGCAAACATGTTTTGCCAGCTCAAGGTATGTCAGTAGTGATCTCAAAGATCAATACTGGTACCACAGTGGCATATCAAACATCACAAAACACAGCCGCAGTAGCTCAAGACATGGCAGATACCACGCTTACAGTTAATGTCAATACAATTGCCGGACAACAATCAGTATCAAAGCAAGCATTACTACGCGGATACAACATTGAAGGCATTGTTTTAGGTGACTTAATCCGCGCCTATCACACCAAACTTGATGATGCTATCTTGAATGGTTCAGGATCAAATGGTCAGCCTCTAGGTTTGGCCAGCATGACTACCGGTATCTTGATTACATACACAGCTACAACAGGAACAGTTGCCGGTGTATATCCAAAGATTGCACAGGCAATCTCTGAGGTACAAAGTAACATCTTTGTAAATCCAAACGCGATCATTATGCACCCACGCCGATTAGGCTTCTTCCTAGCCGGAGTGGATTCACAAAATCGCCCACTTGTTGTACCTACGACTAACAACCCAGTTAATGCGATTGGTGTTGGTAATGGCACACCTACTTATGGTCAGACCGGTTACTCAATACTTGGTTTGCCTATTCTTGTTGATGCCAATATTGCAACAAATGTTGGTGCATCTACAAACCAAGACACAATCTTTGTTGTAGATCTAAATGAGTGTCACCTATGGGAAGAGGCATCAGCCCCTACCTATGTGACCTTTGAGGAACCAAACGGCAAAGTTGCAATCAACATTGTTTTGTTTGGAATGTCAGCCTTTACAGGTGAGCGTTACTCAAAAGCAATTGCACAAATCAATGGTACAGGTTTGGCAACACCAAGCTTCTAACCATAATCTTCTAAGCCCCCTACCCTTCCAGGGGGCTTAGATCCTAACTATGGCCGGTGTTTAAGAAATGGAGTTTGCTTAATGTCCCAGAGCAATACAGATTTTGGAGACCGGTCATGGCTATAACAAATGGTTATGCAACCCTTACACAAATAAAAAATTACCTATCAATCTCTGATAGCACTGACAATGATCTATTAGAGGATCTTATTGAGTCAGCCTCACGCTCTATTGATCGCATTGCCAACCGCCGCTTTTATCAAGACTCAAGCGCATCTGCAAGAAGATACAGAGCCTACTCAGATGTCTTTGTTTATACAGATGACATATCCACCACAACAAGTTTGGTGGTCGCAATAGATGAAAATGGCAATGGCACTTATAGCAAGACCCTAACTTTAGA